TGACTTCGCTAATCCGCATCGGATGCAGCAAAGCGTGTTTATTCTCGGCGGCGCTGAGTTTCTTTTCGTCTGTTTCCGTTTCCAGCTCTTTGAACTGCGGGCGAACGTCGTTGTAATCGACTTTAAACTTGAGCACCTTTTCATCACGAATAGCATCGGTGATGATGTAAGAGTGTAGTTCTGCCCCGAATACGCTGGCGGTGTCTTCATCCCCTAAGGCATTTTTACCGACAAATATCGGCGTACCGGTAAAGCCAAACTGATAGAAACGTTTGAATTTCTTTTTCAGGTTCTTCTGGGCTTCACCGAACTGACTGCGGTGACACTCATCGAAGATAAAGACCACCTGTTGCTGATAGACCGGTAAATCTGCTTCACCTTTCATCAGGTTGTTCAGCTTCTGGATAGTGGTGACAATGATTTTGTTGTCATCTTTCTCCAGATTACGCTTCAGTCCAGCGGTGCTGTCAGAGCCGTTGACGCTGTCAGGCGAGAAACGCTGGTACTCCTTCATGGTCTGGTAATCAAGGTCTTTACGGTCAACCACAAAGAAGACTTTATCAATGAAATCCAGTTCAGTTGCCAGCCTTGCGGCTTTAAAGCTGGTTAAGGTTTTACCACTACCTGTGGTGTGCCAGATGAAACCGCCCCCCTCTCTGGAGCTCCATTTTTTTGCCTGATAAGCCCCGTTGATTTTCCACAAAATCCGCTCCGTCGCTGCTATCTGGTAGGGACGCATAATCAGCAGATTGTTGCTGACATCAAACACGGTGTAGTTGAACAGAACATTGAGTAAGGTGTGTTTCTGGAAGAAGGTGGCGGTAAAGTCTTTAAGGTCTTTAATCAGGGTGTTATCAGACCGTGCCCAGTTCATGGTGAAATCAAAGCTGTTTTTATCCCGCTTTGTGGTATTGGCAAAGTAACGGGTATCGGTTCCGTTTGAAATCACGAAGAGCTGCAAATATTTGAACAGGGAGTTCTCGGTATTAAAGCTCTCTTTGCTGTAGCGGTGTATCTGATTGAAGGCTTCCCGAATCGCTACGCCCCGCTTTTTCAGTTCGATTTGCACCAGAGGTAAGCCGTTAACCAGCACCGTGACATCATAGCGATTGGCATGACTACCAGTTTGTTCAAACTGCTGTATAACCTGTACCTTGTTACGGACAAGGCTTTTCTTGTCAATCAGGTAGATGTTTTCCAGTCGTCCGTCATCGAAGGTAAAGTCACATATGTAATCGGTGTGAATTTTACGGGTCTTATCGACTATCGTATCGCTAGGATTATCCAGATACTGTTCGGTAAAACGCCGCCATTCCCCTTCGTTAAACACCACCTGATTCAGTGTCTGAAGTTGCACCCTGACATTCGCCAGCATCGCCGACTGGGAGGTTAAATCAGGCACAAACTCATAGCCCTGATTACGTAAATCCTGAATCAGTTCACGCTCTAACTCCGCTTCACTCTGGTAGCGCTCACCGGCTTCCCATTCTGTGACGTATTTATCCAGCACGATGAAGTTATTGGATTCGGCGATGGTTCTGGTCTGCTGTGTCATGCTACTCCCTGCTGTCGTTATACTGCGAAGGATGAAACGGTGATGTCATTACGGCGTGAACATCGGCTAATAGCCATGCGAACGGCCCTGCCAGTCAGCCACTCTCGCTGGCAGGAGCGCTTATGTCAGTCTGTTACGGCTTCAGGCTTTGGAAAGCTGAACAGCAAGTCACGGTAGTATTCGTACTGTTGCTGGCGAAGCTCGATTTCACGCGGTAAGCCTTCAGTGATAGAGCTGGTCAGAGTATCGAAATTATCCAGGATGGTGACGATACGATTTTGCTCTTCCCGTGATGGCACGGGTATTAGTATTTTCGCCAAATTATCAGCATTAACACGTCTCACTTTGGTTCCAGTGATGTACTGTCTTTTTTGGTTTTGAAAATGTTCTGTTTGAAAAAAATAAGAAACGTACTTAGGGTTGAGTTTGTGCTTATAAATACAAGCATCACTACTCACCGCGATATCGTCATCTCCCATCCATGCTACCGCTTTACACACATCATCATCATTTTCACTGGTGGTTGCGATAACTAAATTACCCGACTGAGCCTTACGACACCTCTTGGCTAGTGACTCAGATACAAATGTTTTTGTTTTGTCTGTATATGTTCCATAGTGCGTAAAAATCTGCCCATAGTGTATGCAACCGACGCCGGATTCAGTGAAATCTTTCTTCTGTAAACTTCCTCCTCGAATAAATTCACCTATATCTTTTTGCCCCATTGGAAGATGCTCAACCTCACCCTCATCAAAACTCAGCAACTGGTCACGATAGTAGTTGTACTGTTTTTTGCGAGCGGTAAGCTCAGCGGTAAGCTCAGCGGTAAGCTCAGCGGTAAGCTCGGTAAACTTATCCAGAATCCTGACGATTTCAGACTGGATGGCGAGGGACTTTTCAGGGTTGCTGGGACTAATTATAGGTATCAAAAGCTTCCTGAAACGAGCCTTGGAAATATTAAACCGAGTTACGCCACTTGCGGTTTTCGATATTTCAGCACGCATGAAATTCGTTCTAAATAGATATTTAGAAAATTCAGGGATTATGTTTATACCTTCATTGAATCTAACTCCGAAGGAGAAGCTATTTAAATAAACAGGTTCGTCAAATTCTATCGTGATAGCTGATGACATGCCTGCCTCCTCTGCAATTTCAGATGAGCCAGTAAATAAAACATCACCATACCTCACCCGGTGCTGACGCTCACCTTCACCAACCTTAACGGTATCTTCTGGTATTTGATTAATATCAATACAACTAAATATGTTTTTATATGAAATATATTTGGCATTCCCACCATCAAAATCAGATTTCGTTTTACCCGTAAGACCGCCATAAATTTCAGAAATATCACCTAAAGGTAACCACTCAACCTCAGCCCCATCCAGCAGTTTCTCCAGATAACTCAGCTCGCTCATGCCTGCACCTCACTACCTTCAATCTCTGCCACAATCGCATCAATATCAGTACGAAGCTGCTCTATTCTGGTGACGGTCTTTTTTAGCTCGGCGTTCAGTTCCGCGATGTTGACGATTTCGCGGGTATCTTTGGTTTCCACGTAGCTACTGACAGACAGGTTGTAATCATTGGTTGCAATGGCTTCTGCTGTGACAGATTTTGCCAGATAGTCTGTATCGGCTTTACTGTCGAACACCGCCATGATGTGTGCAATTTGCTCATCGGTCAGAACGTTGTTGTTGGTTTCTTTCTTAAACAGACCACTGGCGTCGATAAACTGTACTCTGGTGTCGGTCTTATGCTTTGACAATACAAGGATATTCACCGCAATCGTGGTGCCAAAGAACAGGTTTGGCGCTAATGAAATCACGGTTTCAACGTAGTTATTGTCTACCAGATACTGGCGAATTTTCTGCTCTGCACCACCACGATAGAAAATACCGGGGAAGCAGACGATAGCGGCACGGCCTTTGGATGACAGGTAGTTAAGCGCATGGAGAACAAAAGCAAAGTCAGCTTTAGATTTCGGGGCCAGTACCCCCGCAGGTGCAAAGCGGTCATCGTTAATCAGGGTCGGGTCATCACTGCCCACCCATTTCACGGAGTACGGCGGGTTAGACACAATCGCATCAAACGGCTTCTGGTCTTTAAATTCAGGGGCCAGTAATGTGTTCCCTAACCGGATATCAAACTTGTCGTAGTTGATGTTGTGCAGGAACATATTCATACGCGCCAGGTTAAAGGTCGTATGGTTAATCTCCTGACCAAAGAAACCGTCCTCGATAATGTGATTATCAAAGTGTTTCTTGGCCTGAAGCAGCAGAGAACCTGAACCGGCCGCAGGGTCATAGATTTTATTGACGGAGGTCTGTCCGTGCATGGCCAGCTGAGCAATCAGCTTAGAGACATGCTGCGGGGTAAAGAACTCACCGCCGGACTTACCCGCATTGGCGGCATAATTGGATATCAGAAACTCATAGGCATCACCGAACAGGTCAATCTGATGGGCATCAAAATCCCCGAGAGCCAGCCCCTCAACCCCTTTCAGTACCGCAGCAAGCCGGATATTTTTCTCTTTAACGGTACTGCCCAGCCGGTTACTGGTCGTATCAAAATCAGCAAACAGTCCCTTAATGGCGGCTTCTGACGGATAACCGGATGCAGAGCTTTCAATCGCAACAAAGATACTGTTTAAATCAGCATTCAGGTGGTCATTCGTATTGGCACGCTTCGCCACATTACAGAACAGCTGGCTTGGAGCGATAAAATACCCCTTTGTTCTGACCGCATCGTCCTTAATCTCATCACCAATATCACTGTCAGCCATTCCGGCATACTGAACACTGTCATCACCGGCTTCGATGTAACTGGTGAAGTTCTCACTGATAAAACGGTAAAACAGCGCCCCTAAGACGTATTGTTTAAAGTCCCATCCGTCAACGGCACCGCGAACCTCGTTCGCAATAGCCCATATCTGACGGTGTAATTCGGCGCGTTGTTGCAGGCTGGTCATCTGCGTTTTCCTGATTAATAGAATGTGTTGCCCACGGTTTGGTAGGTAGATTAAATCACTAACAGGATTAGTATATTACGATTATGCGGACATTGTGAGAACTATAGAGTCGACTGTTAATCATTGATGATTTTTACCTTGAAACCACTACTCATTACAGCTGATCCAGGCTGACTTCAACCTCTTCATCGTCCAGCCTACCCACGGCCTTCTCAAGAAGCATCTGGTCGCCAATATGGTCGATCATAAGAGCAAACAGTGCTGGTGGGACGCAGTAAAAAGCAGGTTTATTGTGGCTAAGTACAGCCACAGGCTCGCCATTAGACTCGCTCATAGCGGCAGAAGGGTTCTTTTTAAACTCGCTAATGGAAGATGTGTGCTTGGCTAGAACAGTTTCAGTAAACATAATCACCTCTAAATAGTGCTAAATTTAGAGCTAATTTAGTCTCTTTTCTTTGTGTGTGTCCACAAAGAAAAAAGGGGCCGAATGGCCCCTTTGTCTTACAGGATGGAGGTTAAAGTAACCAGTTCCGTGTAGCCGCCGATAGGCTCGCCCTCGACGAAGATCTGCGGAACCGTTCGCACCGGCTTCCCCACTAACTCACCCAGCGCAGCGGCATCAATGCCAGCTTCAACGATATCGATATACTCATAGTCACCATGACCCTGAGATTTTAACTGCTTGGCCAGCTCTACCGCACGTTTGCAGTAAGAGCAGCTGTCCTTTCCATAAATAACGATTTTCATGCTTTTCCTTAGCAAGATAAAGATGTGATGCTTTGACCAATGGGGCCACCACGCATTGACGCCAGTACGCCGATACTAGACGTCTGAACAGGCGGGGTCACTTTTTCAAACACCGTTTTCAGGTGATCTTTAATGCTATCCCACTGTGCTTCCGTTGGGATCTGACCGCCCAGCTCGACGAATCCCTGAAGCCAATATGCAAATTGCTCTGATGTCATATCAGCCTCAAAAAGTGGTCGGTTTTGCGATGCTGCGAATTACGGCCATAAAGCCTTTCTGCAGGTCAGTTTTGCCGATGGCCAGCCAGCGTTTGTCTGGAGTTTGATCGCTGGTTTGTGCGAACTCCGCGGCTTCTAGCTTTTCGATAAAGGCGCCTACCTTCTGAGCCAGGTCTTTTCCCTCGTTCATCAGCGCGATCTCTTCGGCCGACAGATCACGATAGCCTTTGATTTTAGTGTGCTGGTCTTTCACGGCACCATCTCCACAATTACCCAATCCTCGGCCAGCATGTCAGTCTGGGATGCCAGCCATGGCACAAATTTCCCGTCAGCTGTTTTCATGCCAATCCAGGGCGCCAGCTCCAGATCACGAGCAATGCCGCAAGCGACGTCGTACTGTTTGCCTGACACCATGCGCAAGAACATACCTTTGCCGTTCCAGCCTTTGCGAGCGACGCGATGGCCGTCTTTCAGCATCTCAATTGCGATGCCAAAAGATGCACCTACCCTGGCGGCGTGAATAGTGGTTTCGACTGACAAATAGCCCGATTCAAACGGCCCTTTTGGCGAGTAGGACTCATAACCGTTTTCATAGCGGACGAAATATCCACCAACTTGAGGCTGATGCTTGTCGAGATAAGTCTGATCTACTTCGACTTTTGCCACATGCTTGCGGAAGGATAACAGCATTGTCTGCCCCTCGATTTTCGCAATCTCAGCCGCTTCCACGATTTTAATGCTTTGGTACTGCGGTAATTTAACTTTTGTCATTTCAATATCCCTATTGATAGGCATTTAAAGCCACTTTGCAGAGTTCAGAGCGGACGCAATCGTCGGCTTCAAACTCAATCAACCCAACGTGCGCGTTTGGTTTAAAGCGGCGCAGTGCGTCGGATAGCCCGGACTCTTTATTACCAGGCAGGTCACACTGCGTCACATCGCCGTTCACGATAACCGTAACGTTCTCACCCATGCGGGTCAGGAACATCTTCATCTGTGACGGTGTAACGTTTTGCGCTTCATCCAGAATAACCACTGCGTTTTCGAACGTCCGGCCACGCATGTAAGCGAACGGGGCGATTTCTACTTTGGCAATCTCTGGCTTGAGACAGTATTCGAGGAAGGATGCGCCCAGACGCTTCTGGAGAACGTCATAGACGGGGCGGAAGTATGGGGCGAACTTCTCACCCACATCGCCCGGAAGGAAGCCCAGATCTTCGTCAGCTTGCAATACGGGGCGAGTGACGATGATTTTGCGGACGTCTTTATCCAACAGCTTCTGCGCGGCGACAGCCGTGGCAAGGAACGTTTTGCCGCAGCCGGCTTCACCGGTGGCGAACGTCAGAGGCTTGTTTTCGATGCTGATAAGATAATGCGCCTGAGCCTCGTTACGAGCCTCAACTGGCGTATTGTCTCGCTTTGGTCGTGGGGTCTGAGCGTCGGTCAGCTCATCGACAATAACGTAATCAACACGACGGCCGCGGAACGCACGATTCTCTTTTACTGCTTTACGCGCTACCTTACGCGCATGTTTGCGTGATGTACCCATTTTGATTCCTTTCAAATGGTTAGGTGTCGCAATAAATATAACTGCATTGGATAAGTAAATCATTACTTATTTTAAAAATAGCAAAAAGGAGCCGCGAGGCTCCTTTAATTATCTGCTCTAAAAAGTGTCTATCGTGATGCTCAATGGTTGCTGTGGGTCGAAGTACAGCTTAAAGGCCAATGTCGCCATCAGTCTTTAAGCTGTAGCCTCCGAAGAGGCTACGGCCACAATCAGTTCTTACCGGCGTTAACCACAACACCTGCACGACCAGCATCAGCTTTGGCGATTTCGAGGCGGGTTTCGCGCTCTGCGGTAATTTGACCGCGCAGCTCTGCAACCTGTGCTTCCAGATCGGAGATGCGTTGGTTTTTAGCAGTAGCCTGGGCTTTGTGCTCCGCCAGCTCAACTTTATGCTGGGATACCAGATCGCGGTTCTCAGCGCCAAATTTAGCAGCAGCAGCCTGATAACCAGCTTCACGCGCTTCGGATACTGCGTACTCGTTGTCGGTTTTGGCCGCGACCAGGTCGGAGTTTAGTGCATCCAGATCAGCGTGAGTGATAACGGCATAACCGCGTGCTTTCATCAGCTCGGCCAGAACCTTGTCTTCGTTTTCGATTACACGCAGACGCAGCTGGGCTTTGGATTCGCGCTCGGAGGCAGCGATCTGGTTTTCGATATCAGCCAACTGACCCTGTTTAAATTCAATTTCTTCAGTCAGAGTTACGGTTGACTGAGACAGAGCGGCCAGATCAGCGAACAGCTTTTGGCCGTCAGCAACAACTTTAACCAGTGCTTTAGTGGAACGCTCAGCTACGGTAATAACTTTTTTGACTTCAGACATGTGTTTTCTCTTTGTAGTTTAATTTATATGGTTCGCAACGCTACTCTTCTGGCCGTTCAACCTGAATTTCACGTCACTTGCACTTTACGTTAGTGCCAGACGAGGCTTGTGGCTCGGGTCTAATGGCTGTTTATGCGGTTGATGGCCGCACCATTTAGACCTCGACACTAAGTGATGTATGGAATCACATCATCTTAGATAAGTTACCCAAGCAGGACTCGAACCTGCATCATCGGACTCAGCATCCTCTCGACTTACCGTTTTGTCGCATTGGGTATCCAATCTGAAGGACTCTCGAAAAAGCCCTTTAGGTTGGCGCAAACAAGCGGAATCGAACCACTCTCTGCCGGATAAGACGTCTTCCTCGGCCGCAGTCAACCAGACTGCTTTGTTTGCTTGCACCTCTTTTATCGTTAAGAGGAAACGGACTGAGCCTGTCACCAAACAGCGGAGGCATATTTGATGGCCTGGAGTAAAGATCGAGGCGATGAAAAAACCTCTTCAATCGACTAACATCTCAGTCTGCCGGTGTTCGCCACCTCCGGCTGGGCTATGGCCTACATATCAAGCTCTAAACGAGTCTATCAATAGCAGAAGAAAGTCCGATCGTTAGCACGCACTTTCTCAAAACCTTCTACACGCTTTGAGAAAGGCGCTGCGTCGCAATTTCAAATTAACCCAAGATGAAATGAGACATTAAGTAATCACACACGACGCAGCTGTTTGGGCGGTCAGTTGCGGACTGAAACCGGGATATGGTTATTGAAAATGCTCCTAACCACCCAAACAGCTGAAACGTGGGAGAGTGACGCGGGAATCGAACCCGCAATCCTCAGCCTCAAATATGCTATTTGCATTTCACACATCAGGCATCGGAATAAACCTTTAAGTCACCAGACTTCGCTCGCCGACGCTATGCACAGCTAATCGACAAACTAAAAGGCCATCACCCATGTTCGCAGAGACTCGCCGTCTGACTCTATCGCGTGGTTAAGGGTACGTGGGTCAGTATCGCCTATTCACCAGCAAGTCTCTGCTATCCATTAGTAATCACACCGGATCAGTGCGCCGAATTTGTTAATGAGGAATCGGAAGACCTCACTGACTTATAGGCTGTTAAGCCGCCATCAGAACTACATCATCGTTTGCATTTACTTTGTTGGTCAGTTTCTAAAAAACCGCAAAGCCGCTTAACGTCGAAAACGAGTTAATCTTAGTGAAAACTTATAAATAAGTAAACACTTATTTATCTTTGTTTTTATTTTTTTTGACGGTTACGATGTAACCCTTTGTTGTTACTGTGTAACTTCTATCGTCTCGAATCCCATCCCAGCGGAGAGATGTTAAGCTAATCAACCTCGATACGACGTTTTCCATCATGTCGTCATTAACGAAAAACTTAACCGTCACCATATCAACGATCCGAGATACAGCTCTCGTCACGGTGTAAAAAATACAAACTAGAATAAATGCGAGCAAAATATAGTCTGTCATTTAACATTCCTTATGTCAGTCGAGTGAACCACTCGATATACGCGCCGCCCAAAGCAAATGACGCCAGTTTTAATTTCCTGCTTAATCAAATCGTGGGTAACAACTACGCCGAGTAGAAACCCGGCGATAGCTCCCATCAAAAGATATGGGATCAACTAAAAGCTCCTGCGTTGACAAGTTCAGCCAGAACAACCCTGCCTCTGGTCGTCAGCTGAAAATTCTTTTGCTTCCCTTCAGGGGAGATATTTTCAACGAATCCCATCCGCTCCAGTTTTGCACGAGTCTTCGGGCGCCAGTGTTCGTAGAAACTCTCCCACTGGCTTATTTCTCGAAGCGTGCTTTTTTCCAACTTACTTAACTGGATCATCTACACCTCCCACAGCTAATCCCTTTGCCTCAGAGGTCACATCGACAATTCGGTAGATTCGACCTCTGAACTCCATAACCCCAGCCTTGATACTGTCCTTCTTTATCGACACAAAAAACATTCCACCCAAAACAAAGCCCAGCAAAAAGGTCGACAGACCAAAGCCAATAAGGTCACTTATCATTCCTTATCCCCTATGCGGTCTTCAGTGTCACGCAGACAGGATGGCCATTTCAGACGAGGGTGACGCAAACTGCCGTCTGGCGTCTCTTCGTGGGCATTGACCTTCACGATGCGCCCGATGTACTTATCCTGATTGTTCCAGATCTCATCCAGGTACATGTGTTTAATGCCCGATGCCTCGACCTCAACACCGTTCTCCAGGCGAATAGTTACCGAGCCGAGAGTGTGGGCGAATGCCGAATCCTCTTTACCTGGCTTGAAGCCGATAATCTCGCCGTCAGCTTCGATCTCGTCCTTCATCTTCCACCAGCTTTTTGTGCGCTTAAACTCGTAAACGGAGAACGGATCTTTCGCCATATAGCCTTCTTCGTTGGCGTCCAGAGCCGCCATGAACAAGTCGATAAACTCTTTATGGCTATGTACTAACTGGAAGTCATGCAAACGCACGTCGCCTTTGTACTGACTGTCCGGGCGGCTCTTCCAGTTTGTCCAGCTGCACAAGTCGATATGGCGGTCTTTTAACTTGCGGCCTTCTTTCTTGTACTCCTTGGTTTTGGCAATGGCTTTCCATTCCGGCAAGAAGTAATCGAAGACGTGGAATACGGCGCCAATAGCTGATACGCCTTTTTTACGCAGTGCTGAGATGGAATCGTTGAACGAACCGGCCGTCGCTTCGCCATCAAAGAAGATGTGCTTATGCGGCGTCATACGCGCCAAATCTAATACCGCTGGCTTCAGATGGTCGAGAGACGTTACCGGGTTGCCGGTACGAGACAGGAAGTTAACCTCTGCCTCGTCAACGATGACTTCGGCAATGACGCGCATCCCGTCCAGCTTGAGGCTGGCAATCATCGGGAACTTGGCTTTCGGGTTTTCCTTGAACGGGTACTTGTCGCCTTTTTCTTTGTACGACGTCGCCAGCTGAACCTCGAACACCGGAATCGGGTTGTCGAAGATTTTATTGCACAGGCTAATACCGATGCCGGCCTTCGGATCTTTAATCAGGAAGCGGCGGAACACGTCTTGCCCTTCCTCTGTCATGTCTGAAATAGCTTGCTCCACCATCGCAATAGCGCTGTTACCAGTGAGCTTACGGCTGGCCAAGGAGTTGAGAATATCGATAGCGTCTTCATCAGAGATTTTATTCTCAAGCGCTGGCTCCGCGACGCTGTATTTCTTCACCCCGAATCGGATGAATGGGTTAAGCATCAGTGACACCATGCTTTGTTCGAATGCGTCCAGCTCAGCCAGGGCTACTTTCTTGGCATTGGTTCCCATAGCTTTAATGGCGTCTAGTTTTCCACGCAGAGCAATCAACTTTTCCATTATTGAAGCTCTCCCGCAACAACGACAGGCTCATCCTGAGAATCGAGGATGTCGCACTGTTCGCTTTGCTCTACCATCGGTAGATCACTCGGTTTTGGTTCGTAGGCATCAAGAAAATCGACGGCGTCCATGGAGAAAATCTCATTGTCTTTGTTTTTGAAAATGACAGTCAAAGGGAAACCGGGCTTGGCGGTAAGCACGTTGCTAAGGCACACCATCTCGTAGACGTCGTCAGAGTCCTTAGCGGCCCACAGCTTACATTCAGGAACGATCGGGCGGAAAACGATGTTGCGGTTAATCTGGAAGCTGTCGAACCAGAGTGTTCTTTCACCTTCGTTGACAATGTCAATGCTCACGGCAATACCATGAGACGATGCTGCCTTTGGCAAGCAATTAATCCATTGCGGAACGTCCGCGGTAGTGTAGATCATCTGGCATACTTGGCCTACTTGTGGCTCGAACTGACTCATGTGTTTTCCTCTGTTTTATTAACTTCTGCGTTTACCGCTTCGGCGTAAATGTCGACGAGAACGGTTGTTTTTTTGATTTCCGGCTTTGGCGTCACTCTTGAGCCAAACGTCGCAGCACGCTTGTTGCGCGTTGCGCTTTTAGCTGCACGACTCTCAATTTCCTCTCTCAGCTTACGCATCTCTTCGAGGCCATCGATGAAGTAAATCCGCTCGCCTGTTTTAACTTCTTCCAACATCATCTTGACCGCACGACACTTGCCGGCACGAATGGCTGTCGCGCACGAATCGAATGAACCAGGCGGGAGTCGATTCTCTTTAAATGCCAGTACGGTGTGCTGACACACCGTATAGGAAGAGCGCGTCGGCGATCCGTTGATTAGAAGTTCCTCGCACAGCATCGAATAGCTATTACTGCCGCTAATTGACGGAAATTTGCTAAAGTTGGTTTTCATAGATACTTATAGTAAATGTTTACTTATCATTGCGCCAGTCTAATGCTCTGGCGCAGGCTTGAAAGATTTTTTACGAGGGGATTGTTACCAAGAACCCCAAAGAGGGTTTTCCGCGACGAGGCTGTGTACTTCTGCATGTTTTATCGCTTCACGGACGTGAGCGAGAGCGTAGCTTTTGCCTTCTGAGAGCATGGCAGCTTTGTCATAACCAAGACGGGTAATCATTTCACCAGGTCTTGCGAAAAGACCGCCGAAGCACTTCGACACGGCCTTAACCGACTCAATCTCATCCATTTCCCCGTCGTATTCGCTGAAGAGCTGCATTTCAATGCTTTCATTGAAACGGTTTTTTGCCTGAGACGACTTCTGGTCTAGGATCGCGTCAATGATGCCGCCAGGTGCTTTAAGTGAAAAGGCACGAGAATAGCCTGGCGTCTCGAATGCGCTCGAATGCACGGCCGTAATGGCAGCAGTCTCTGGTGTATCATCTACAATTTTAGGGATCTTCGGCATTGAAACAACTTCTGTCGTCATCGTAGCCCTAAGTGAGCGCAGGACACGATCAAACTCTGGAGCCTGCAGGACGCCGCTTTCCAGCATATAGTTAGCGAAGTTTTTTACCGCTGCAGGGCCGACGTATGATTCATAATCCTCGGCTTTTATCATTATCGACTTCTCGTAGAGTGACATCGCCGGCCGCGGGCTTCCTGCATAAAAAATACCTTGGAACACCTTCGCCTTCAGATAGTCCTCGGCGACGTCAGTAAGGTTGACGATGACGAACAGCTCGAAGTTCCGATCAGCCGTTAAAGTTGACGAAATGTAAATCCAAGGCTCGTTAGGGGTGGATATGGTGACAGGCATCTTAATGCTGATGCGTTGATTCGCCTTTTCACAAGCCTCTTTAACTATCCGTTCTACATCTCCATCTTTAAAGATGTGCGCCGCTTCGCTAATGGCTTTTCTGACGGCTTCGTCGATGCTCTTGATATACATGTGCTCTCCTTTTTTATGAATCTTATACAAAATGATAAGTAAGTGCTTATCTTTTTTACGGTCAGAGAAGTGCTTTAATACCGTGTAGTTTCGCCATCATTTCGAGCATCTTGGTGTATGGCTTCGCTCGATAGTAGGCTTTCAGAACCTGCTCGATTGTCGCATCGCCTGGGTCTAAGCCTTCCTCTCCGAGACACGCGATTTTCACACGTAACCCGATGCCGGCTAATCGCTTGGCTGCACCAAACGTGTTGTGTATTGCCTGTTTTTCGGAGTCCCACATCATGACGACCGTCTCTAATCCCTTTTGCTTCAATCTCAAGAATGCGCCAAGCTGATCCTCGGTTTCACCATCCAGCGTGCCGGACAAGTGCATACCGAACGTTCCTATCGGCTCCACATACTCTCTCAGCGATTCCTCAGCAAAAAGAGCACGCTTTATGCCCATAACGTCAAAAGCGCCCTCAGAAACGATTACAGTGCGTTTCCCGATGGCATTGTGTCCGTTGTAGAGGAACTTGCCAGATGCCGGCAGTGATATTGGAAAGAGATAACGACGATCTGACTCACCAGTAACGTCGCGCCCCTGAAACGTCCGCATTTTGCCGTCCAAATCGTAAATGGGGATCAAGATGCGCATATCGAAAGACTGGACGTGCGGTCGTCCATTTCGCTCATCGAGATAAACGTGCGTACCCTCGACGCAGTACCGCAGATCAAAGTAGGTCGCCAGCTCCGGGGAGATGTCACGATCAACAAGATACGTTGGAAGTTGGCCTTCAATTGGCAGCTGATAATGTGGAGGCAGGATAACTTCAGACGTCAGCTCAACATCCGACTTTAGCTCAATCTCTTCTTCTTTTGGGCGCCAGCCTTGCTGCATCAGTTCGTTGCGGATGTAACGCTGCAATCCGCGCCATGATTCGCCGGTATGGTATTTGATGAAGTTCAGCTTGTTAAACTGCACCTCCTCCGGGTGATCACCGGCGAAACACTTGCCAAGGCCAGTAGTCAGGTTGAAGTAAACCTTCCACTTACTACTTTTGCAGCACGGACATTCACGGATGTTGACTTCACGCCCCTTTGAAGTCCTTGAGCCACGACGATACGAGATCCCCTCTGTATCAAGCCACTGCTCAAAGTCGAATTCTTTCATTAGTTCTTTTAATTCTGACATTTGATAAACCTTGCATTTAGCCGGCCATAGATTAATATGGCAGTACATGTGTTTTCTTTTGTGGTTTTATTAGCAAAAGAAAGCTTGAATTTCTGTATTGAAATTAAGGCGTTCCGCTTTGGAACGCCTTCATTTTTCCTACATAACGTCAATGATTCGCTTAATGAATCGCATCTGTTCCAGATCCTGAAGCACTCGCAAACTAACGCCGCCTTTCTGGTTACGAGAACCAGCAAAATACAGACGTGCCTCGCCTTTAGCTTCTTCCTCTTCGGTCTTGTTGATTGAGATAATCAGGTCACAGATACGCACCTTCTCGATGTTGTCCGCGGCGTGCATCATCGTCGCAACTTCAGAGGAACCACCTTCACGGTTGGTCTGGGACGCTGTCATACCCGCCACATCGTGCTTATCCATGACAGCACGTAAGTCGGTGTAGATGTCCTTCACATCATTGCGCGGGTCTTTGGTTGGCGTGGTGGCACGCATCAGATCCGCATAGTCGACAATGACCATGTCAGGTATCATGCCATTCACTTTCATGTTGCTGAGTAAGCGGTCAAGGTCTGCAGGTGAAAATGTATTGGCGCGACGCTCAACAATCCACATGCTTCCGATTTTCCCATCAGCACCCACAGAGCGAAGCTTTTCCGCAATATCATCGCGGCGCTCAATAAGTTTTGACATTTCTGTTTCGGAGATACGGGCATCCCAGCGATCTGACAGGATGTCTTTATGTACCTCCAGTGAGACATACAGGACGTTGTAGCCTTTCAGCGTGGCATTGATGCCGAACTCACCCATGGCCGTCGATTTACCCGATTTTGCGAAGCCCATGAACAGAACCAGTTCTTTACGCCCCCAGCCTTTTTGGTGAAGCATTTTATCCAGTAACGGAATGCCTGTTGTTACGCTGTTAGGTACGAAGTCATCGGACGCCTCGTATTCGCGACGCTCATGTCGTTCGCCGGAACGTTCATAGAAGCTGTACACGTCATCCATATCGGATGCGCCGACCATGTCCACCTTCTGCATGACCTGCATCGCACGCTCAAACTCGCCTTTCTCCTTCAGCTCCGCCGCCTTGATGAACGCATCATCAAAAGCAACCGAACGCGCAAAAGTCACGACGCGGTCAATCATGTAGCCGGTGTCTTCCAGCTTCTCGGTCAAAATACGCTTCATCGCATTAACGACTTCAGGCACGAACTCTTCTCGAATCTTTCCGCGCTTCTTCGCCTCCTTAATCATGTCGATGATGAACTCTTTCGACGGGGAGCTTTTGTACGAGCGGAAATAGCCGGCCACAATGCTGACCAGGTATCCATTTGCCTTGTTGGAGAATTGCTCAGGGAGAACCAGATCGCCGGCTCTGATCAGAAACTCTCTGTCTCGGCAGTAGTACGCAGTCAGGCGATCTTCAAACCCAGCGTCAAATTCTTCCGATAGCGGTCGTCCTGTGTGAACAGGCGTCTCAAGCGCTGAAGAGGTAGTGGTCATGTGCTTTCCTTATTGTTTTAAACAACTTGTTTTCTTAATTATGTTCAATCTTCGCAGGCGCTCAAATACAAGCCTTGAGCATCCTGAATAAGCTTTGGATACCGCTTTGCTGCCACAGCTTCCGGGATAAGACGACGGAGATAGACGGCTGACAGGACACCATTGACACGCAACGAAGGCTTCATCGCGTCAATGTGCTTAATGACCCACATGCAGTAATCTTTCTGCATTTCCGGGGCCACCAACTGCGGCATGTTGTGGTAGCTGAAGATGCTGTCATCGATGCGGATCTGAGAGCGGCGGGAAAGCTTCTGCTCAAATATCTCAACAAGATCGTCTTGCCAAAGATGCTGGGGGCGAGGGAGATTAGCCCACAGACGCTGCGCCGCGATGCTCAGTATCGTTGAGATGTAATACTCATACGAACAGCAATACTTGTCCGCAAACTGGCGAGCACGCCAAAGTGAGGTTTTTACCCCCATTCCGTGATCCTGATAGGCGACGCGCTTTAGTCCGGTACGATACGGAGCACGCTGGAAGTCGTCGCGACCGTGAGTCAGCATGATGCGTGCGTACTCGATCTTATAGATTTCAGAGAAAAGACAGGTGGCAACCAGCGGATGCATATTGCGGTAATCGAACCACTTTGTCGCAAACAACTCCGTCTCACCTGAACAGCGAGAGAGACCAATGTTTTCGGATACCCATCTGTCCATGTCTGAGGTTGTCATCTCCTGCATGAACGCGTACTTTTCGCCGTCTGGTGTGTTTAATAATCTGTCCATACCTAAATAAGCTCTTACTTACTTTTTGGGGAGATGATAAACGCTGGCGTGGGGTTTTGAAAGCGGAAAAGACAGGTTGTTTGCTTGAGGCCCAAGGCGGTGATTCTGGCTTCCGTCATACCCCTTTATGTTTTAAAAACAAAGAAGAGATATATAATAACTACCAGAGCAAGGCTTTCAAATAACACCCCAGACACAAAGAATAAGGCGCTGAAAGCGCCTGATTCTTTCAGTATTCTGGGAGTTTTAGGAGTCAAAACAGTGCCTGGCTCCTATATATATTTAATAGCTTTTTAAAGTCTTTAAAAGATAAAGGGGGGATCGCCGATCTACTTCTCCAGCTCACGGCGGATTTGTTCGCCGCGCATTTCTGCTTCAGACGCTGGAGTCTCGCGAAGCACGGCAATGGTTTCCGCAATACGCTCAGGCGATTCGCTGGCCAGATTCATGATGGCGGCACGAATAACGTCTGAACGCGTGAAGCGATTCCAGCGGTCAACGTTCTCCATGACAGAGATAAGGCTGATGAACTCATCCTCGATGCTCATCGTCCGGCTCTTGATACTGGACTTCCCACGAGTAGGTCTTCCCTGTGGTCGAGTCGGGGAGCGCATAGGTTGTTTTACTTCTGACTCCGTGGATTGCGAAACTTCTTCCGCGGCTTGTGGCTTTTTAGCCAGATCACCCATTTTCATTTTACTGCGCCTCCAGACTCATCAAATAATCAACCAACTCTTCAATCTCCGACTCCGCCTTTTTATCGCGGTCTTTTCCTTTCATTTCGAAGATAGACCGTCCAGCCTCTTCTGCATCGTCATACACGTTACGAGTGTAGATATTGGTTGGAGCACATTTAATGCCGAAAGACTCGATAATATCTTTGGACGAAAGGATACGAGACACCTGAGACGGCAGTGACGGGCACTGATTCAAGACGGCACGAATTTGAACTTCCGGGTTTGATGATTTTACGCTTTCGAGCACAGTGTCCAGATCTCGCAGTGACTTCAGATCGCGCCGCTTTGGTCTGAGCGGTAGCAGAACGATGTCGGCAATAAGCATAGCCTCACGCTGAATTTCTGAGTCGAAGCCGCCAGCATCAACAACGATGTACTCATACCGGCCATTCAAAGACTGAAGGTGCTTTACAATGTCATTCTCAATGTAAGAAAAGGCGATGAGATCGAGATTTTTATTATTGCGGCGCTCTTCGCACCATGAGGTTGTCGTCTGCTGGATGTCGATGTCGGTAATGTGAACCTTTTGGCCTCTCTTCAGTTGCAGACCTGCTGCTACCTGCTGGGCGACCGTAGACTTACCCGGCCCACCCTTCGTCCCGCCGACGATGATGAGTTTGGTTTCCATGATTATGCCTTGTAGTTTGTTTATTTTGAAAACAAGATGTTTTCTTATGTTTCTTATAGCCTAAAACAAACAAGGTATAGTGACAACAAAAACCATTCAACTAACTGGACGTATACTGGTCTATGTTAAAAACGCCCCTAAGCGATTTTGGGGCGTTTTCTCTTTAACTGGTGTGATTGCTTCTCCCCCATCCACAAACACGCTCACCGACGACGTCATGCGCCAGAATCTGTCTTTTGGTCTCCTGAGTCAGCACATCGTCTCGGGAAATGTATATCGGACTGGCCGTCTCACAGAATGAAAGGCTTTGATGTTGCTTAATCACGCATCCAGTTAGCAGAAAGCTCATCGTCCACAGCGCCATCACCCATGCGCCTGATCTTATCAGTCGTTTCATTTTTTACCTCAATAGTCGTGCTTAGCCGCTTATTCTCTTCACGTTGATTTTTAATCTCCGCCGATCGACGAGCTGCGCGGCCACCCAAAATATACGCCCCAAAAAGTACCGCAATGACGGCCGAAGCCGTCATTACGAACGCTTTGATACGGGCAATTAAGCCTTCAATCATTGCGCAACACCTCGCTGATACTTCCGCACCTGGGCTATGGCGATGAATACCGCTACGGCGATTGTCGCGATCCCAAAGACAATGCGAACGGTATCCCCGCTCGAAATATTGCCCTGAGCCTTATCCATTGCCGCACTGATCTGCGGAGCAACGTCGGCCAGTTGCGCCAGACCGATACCTGCTGTGACGGTTGCGCCGGCCGTTTCCTTAGTGACCGGAATGGATGCGGTGGTCTTCACGGGCTTAACGACACCAGCCCGGCGCAACCCTTCGTCAATGACGTCGATGTTGTACCAGGTGTTATCAGTTCGCAGCGGGCCTTTGCCGTTCTCATGGCGAATGATTGCCTCAACGGTCGGTCGCATAATCTCGTACTGATGCAGATCGATTTCCATATCAGGAGAAACGCCTACCGCTTTGGCGACAGCCTGAACATACGCCTCGGTGTCGTTTTCACTCGGCGGCGCCCAGCGTTCGATGACTTCGCGGATCGTGTCGATTCGTGAGCCGTCTTTTGCTTTGCGCTTGTCGTGATAGGTAATGAGCGTAACGGCCAGCGCACGCACACCCCATGTCGGGTCTTTGAAGGTAGCAAATCGACTTTCTGCCGGGTTAGCTATCAGACCTTGCCACGGATTCGTGTTGTCCAGATTGCCTGGGTTGTTGTTGCGTATTCCTCTTGGAGTCATCCTTTTCCCCTTAGTTTCCAATGCCGCTTTTTACGCCATACGCTGCCAGTCCCAGCAGCAAGGCGGTGATCAGGAAAGAAGTAACTTTGGACACGACACCGCCGAAGAACCCACTTGAGATGGCGTCCATTCGGTTCAGTAGCTTGTCCAGATTCGCGTGCTGAATGCTGTGCTGGGTCGCGGTCATATCTCCCAGGTACGCTTTCAGTCGCTTATCCACCTCTTCCCCAACCTCGTCACGAAGTCCTTGCAGAACCTCTCGTGCGACGATTTGAGCAATGCGTTCCACTTCCTTGTGGCTCACACCGGGCGTCTCGTTTGACATTGTTAATCCTCCATGACTGTCAAACCTAAATCCGCCCGGTTATATCACAGTTCAAAATAAAAGTAAGTAAATACTTACTAACTATTCAGAATGAACAAATGCGCGTAAATCTCTGTTCTCAGCTCTGAGTTCACTAATCTCCCGCGACAATACCTGGATAGCACTTAGAGGGCTTTGTTGAATAAATCGAACTTTTGCTGAGTTGAAGGATCAGATCACGCATCTTCCCGACAACGCAGACCGTTCCGTGGCAAAGCAAAAGTTCAAAATAACCAACTGGCCCACCTACAATAAAG